GGGGGGAGACGCCTGTCTACGACAGGTCACCACTGACATACCCAACCCGATCCTCATTCGTAGTACGAAAGTATTGAGGCTCAACACCTTATGATCATGAAACTATTAAAAATAAATATAATTTCATTGACCACGAAGGTGGTTATCTGGCTTTTCCTAGTTTTCAACCTGGGAAAAGATAGATCGCCTAAAGAATTCCGTCCACTACTCCAAAAGTTACAATCCCACTTGGAAACAAGGGGGGCTGTATCCCTAATATTGTTTGTTAAAGATATTAGGGTAGTCTGGTTGAATTACCTATGCGGTAGTCCAATCAAATTGAGAGGGGTTAAGTCCACGAAGGATGGGATACCAATTATCTTTGGGGACCTGATCCAAGCAATACGTAAAGGAGAATCTCTGCCAGAAATGGCACAGATCCTCAATACTATATTGTTTTGTACCAGGGCCTTATCCTTAGGTCGAGATATTGATTACACTCCTATCATTGGCGCTGCTAAGCAGCCACCTAATGATATAAGTGAATACGTATCTGACTTTTGGAAAGAAATTGGGTATCGTAAACATAGCACCATACCGAGAGCGTTAAGATGGAAAGATTATCATCTTACGACCAAAGTTGGCCCCAATTCCGAAAACGACAACGCTCTGTATAGGGCAATATGTGACTTAACATCACTACCGCCCCAATTAGAGGCTTCGTTAAGGATATTGGGAGGACCAAAATTTGAGTCGAGTCTTGACACTCTATACAATGGAGTAGTATTATTTAAGCATTTTGCTTCCGTAATACCATTCTATGGTAAAAAGAGTAGTTTTCGGAAGATATCTGGTATCCCTGATAAGGAGCTGAAGGTTAGGGTCATTGCGATTGGAGATTATTTCTCCCAATCGGTTTTAACACCCCTTCACAACTACCTATTCAGGGTACTTAAGAAAATCCCCCAAGACTGTACTTTCGGACAGGATAAAGGGCCAGCAAAGATACTTAGCGCGAAATACTACTCTAGCATCGATTTAACGAATGCTACAGATAGATTTCCGATAAGTACCATTTATGCTGTGCTTGCAGGGGTGCTACCCGAGCTCTACCTTGCGGCGTGGAAGGACGTGATGGTTGGATATCCATTTGATATCAAAGGCGGAAAAGAAAAAATCTCTTACGCTGTTGGTAATCCTATGGGTTTCCTCTCATCATGGGCCTCCTTTGCTGTGGCACACCACTATGTGGTGTACTACTGCTGCCGTAAAGTGGGAGTTTCGTGGTCACAGTTGCAGTATTGTCTCCTTGGAGATGATATTGTAATCTGTGATCCTCAAGTAGCTGAGTGCTACAAGCAAACAATCCTAGGATTAGGTGTGGAGTTTTCTCCCTCTAAGACCTATACCTCAACATACTTTTTCGAATTTGCTAAACGCATCTTCTACAAAGGTACTGAGGTTTCCCCATTCCCAATTTCAGGACTAGCTGAGGTAAGTAAGAAGTATTATCTTCTTACCCAGTTCTTCCTTGAAGTTGAGGGAAAAGGTTGGATGTCATCTTGTGGTATCCCAACTATGGTTTTAACTTTCTTTGATAAAGTACTCGGTTTGCCGTCTAAGTTTCGTAAGAAACTTACCGACAAGAGTACAATCTACGAATGCGTACAAAGAATTGTACGTGGTTCCCCGCAAGCCGGAGACCTTCTTTCGAAGGCCTTCGGGTTGTTAGGATACCAATTCAAACTGAGTAATTTTGTAGCACTCAACGTGCTAGAAAATATCGCAGTTGAATTATTCGCAGAGTCAAATCCATATAATAATTGGAATACTCTGCAGAAAGAAGGAAAGATTTCTCTTTACCTCTTCGAGCAGAAGCTTCTAATTCTTTCTATGGATTACTACCAAAGAAGTTTTAATCGCGCGAAAGAGTTCATTGACCAGCTCCCTACTACGAGAGTAGTAGGTGTAATTCATAGAGCGGCACTTGACCTTTCTGAGGAAGCCCTTGGATATTCAAGATCCCCAGGTGGTAAGTGGCCATTGTTGTTAAAGACAATGGTCTTTCCTATCACTAAGGATATTCTTATCCATCGTTCTAAGTTTTTAGTAACTAGGACGACCTCGAAAATAGCTAAGTACCTTCTGAATCGGGCAGAAATTTTATCATTCTACCCGCCGGAAGAGCTCCTTCGTGAGACACCGTGATCCGGATGTCTTTAGCGATCTAAGAACATTAAGGCATAGTTACCTTAATGACTTTATGGAATGAGGTCTTGCGACCCGGGGCCATAA